TGGCGCAGGTTCCACAGGATTCATTCGCAGCTATGTTTACGTCTGGATTGAAGCCCCAATTTGCTTTGCAGATCCCGGCCCGTGCAGCAAAAGAGTTTCTTAAAACATTGGTTAATCGCAGTGCGACCAACAATGAATTGAGAAAGTACGGGGTTGTTGGGGTTAGGGACTTTACTTCTCAGATGGCTAGGCTAGATGCTCAGGTATACGCCGGGATGAAATCTTCTCCCGGCATTCTTGGTAGGTTAAAAAGTGTTTTAGAGCATATCGCTATGGCAGGAGACAATGCTGTGCGTCAGGCTACCTATGAAGCAGCAACAGCCCAAGGACTCAGCAAAGCAGAAGCAATAGAAAAGTCTTTTGAGATTTGGAATATCCGTCGTAAAGGAACCAGTCAATCATTGGCTATTGCAAGCCAAGTAATTCCGTTTTTTGGTGCTTACCTTGCCGCGCAGAATGTTGCAATTAAAACAATCAGCCTCGTAGGCACATCGCCTACAGAAAGAAAGGCTGCGCTTGGGGCTTTAGCTGGAACGACTGCATCGGTTATGACTCTATCTTTGTTGTATGCCATGATTAACGGCGACGATGAGGATTATTTAAAGAAGCCAGCGGCAATCCGTGATCGTATGCTAATGATTCCGGGCACTAATGGATTCGGTATCCCGCTACGGTCTGATTTATTCTCCATACCCAAAATCATCACAGAGCATATGTACTTGATGATTACCGATAAGGGCTATGAGGATGGGCGCAAGTTCCGCGACTCTATGATAAATGCTTTGGGTAATTCTTTGTTTAGCCCGACTGTTGTTCCGCAAGCAATTAAACCCGGCTTTGAAGTATTGGTTAATTACAACTTCTTCCAAGGCCGTCCGTTGATTGGCGAGTACCAAAAACGGCTAGAAAAAGAACGCCAGTTCAACGAATCTACATCCGAGTTAGCTAAAATTTTTGGCAATACAGGGCTTGTATCTCCTATATCGGTTGACCATTTAATTAGGGGGATGCTTGGTTCTGCTGGCGGTCTAATCATTTACATGACCAACCCGCTACTGCACAGCGATCCCAATGTGGACAAGCCAACTATGTCTATCAAAGATATGCTGGCTACCCTTCCGGGTGGTAGTTCCTTTGTCTCCAAGGAAAAAGAATCAGCATTGAAAGCCGACTTTTATGTTCTGCGTGATGAGGTTGCAAAGGTAACTAATACACTATCCGATCTCAAGGAGCGTAACCCTGAGAAAATTGCTGAGTACATTGCCGACCCGGATGTAATGGCAAAGCTTACAGTGTCCAAAGGCGTTCAGGGAATTGACAAAAAGCTGGGTGAGATTCGTAAAGCCATGACCAAAATTAGCAACTTGCCAACTTCAGTCATGAGCCCCGACGAGAAACAAGAACAGATTAAACAGCTACGCGAAGCAGAAACAACGATGCTAAAAGCAATCAATGTTAAAAAACTGCGAGAAATGGCTAAAATTTAGTCTTATAAATCAACAACTTATGACGGGTTTAGAGAATTTACCTGTCACGTGGTAACGTTACCACTCGGAATGTTTATTATATTGACTACTTTTTTAGCTGTTTCTGTAGCATAGCTACCTGCTTTTTAAGCTGTGCATTTTCTGACTGGTAGGTGTCGCGGCTTTGCTTTACTGCCACCAGTTCAAGCTTAGCTACCCTAAGCTCCTCACGCAAGCTCTCTATGGTTTCGTGCGCTAGGTTCTTTTCTTCCTCTGTTCCTGCCATAGCCTTTATGGCTAGTTGGTCTGATAGCCGTTGATTTTCTTTAATCAACTCCTCTACCATCTCGTCCGGCTCTTCGCTCAGATCTATTTCTTTAACGGGTTCTTCTGGCTTTTGAAAAGTCTTCTTCTCTGCTTTGGGTTGTGGTTTTACAACTTTGCCAGATAACTCTGCACGTAAATTTGAAACAAATGGATGGCTAACCCCAACCTTCTTAGCAATCGCCCTATCACTCAGTTCGCTCCACTCAAAATCTTCCAAGTAGATCAATACCTGTTTGCGCTTTGTGGCGTGGGAACGGTTTAATCCGTGCGTCTTGTTAGCCATGCCGCTAAGGTCAATGGCGTGGCGCAGGGTTCCGGTAACAACATCACACTTGATGCTTGCCTTACCTATCTTGATGTGGGCATGTACGCGGTGGAAGCCGTCTGCAAGGTAGTACTCTAGCCCGTCATGGACTACGGTAATCGGCGGCAGTGTTTCCCCGTTCTGTAGCTGTTCGGCTAGGAAGTCAATATGCTCTTGGTCGTTTGCGTCACGGGACTGTGTGCCGCAATCCATGCGGATAAGCTTGATGTTTAAGACTGTCATTTTTGTTTCCTTTGTTGGCGTTTTACTATGCTTAGGTTTAGCAGTTTTCTGAGCCATATAGGCCCACCTAGTCTGCGGTATTCGTCACGCTGCAATAGCGTTAACCGTATGCCTACCCTTGTAGGTTGTCCTGTAATTTCTGTTTTAGGTCGTGGCATATGGGGCAGGGCAGTCCTCTGGAATTTTTATGGCAATGTAAACCGGCACGTACTTGACGCCCTTTTTTGGTTTTGTCCAGCGGTCAATGTAAACATCTACCATGCTTTTAATTGATTGAGTTACGTTGTCGGACTGCATGTTTGCGTATTTAGCTATCTCTGATGCTGTTAGTCCTTCTTCATGTTGTAAAAGTATTTCTCGTAGTTCCGGGTGTCTTGATTTGCTCATTTATTCTTCATTTCTTTTATTGCTTGCATCATGTCTGCGATGTAAGTTATTGCTAATGTTGATTCCTCCAAAGCATCTTCATGTTTGTTTTTCAGCATGAGTTCATGCACTAATTTAAGCTTCTTCTCTGCCATCATGCAAGGGTATGCATAGTCTTTTATTTGTTCAATTTTCATGTGTTCTTCTCCTTGAATTTAGCCAGCACTGCACGGGCATATTCCCACAAATCCCAGTCACTCATCCACCCAACAATTCCTTGCGGCATTGAGTCAATGACGTCTGCGATGTGGTCATTCGTCAGCCCTACCCATGTGCGCTGTGCTTCGTATCCCGCCACATAGCCTTCGTAGTGCGCTAGCCATGTGCCGTTGTGTACCCTCTCGTCCAGCGGTGTTTGCTTTTGTTGCTTGATCGCCTCCTTGTGCATTGCTATGCGCTTGTTCGCATAAGCCGAGGCGTCAAGGTGTAGTTGTTCGGATGGTGTCATACGCCTTTACCTTTCTCAAATGAGTTCTTGTATGTCTTGGGCAACACCCTGCGGGCTTCGATAACCAGCGCCTTGTCCTGCCCGTCTAGCAGTCGGTCAATGATTGAGTACAGCTTGGGCAGTAGTGTTTGCACGATTGCTGTGTCCGCTGCATAGACTTGTATATCGTCGTCTTCAACCATTGTTGTTCTCCCGTGGTGGTGTGCAAGTGTGAATCACATTCAAGTCTGCTGTGCGCTTACCGCAGCGGGGGCAGAAGTTACGCTCCTGCGCTGGCTGTGCCAAGGCTTCTTTGAGTGCGGTGATGGCGTTGTCCCCGTAATCAAGCGCACCAAATGTCTGCTCCGTGTCCGTCAACAACTCCAACGCCTCAAGCGCCAGCTTCAATGCTTCGTCTTTCATGTGTTCTTCTCCTTGAGCATGTCTTCAATGCCTTTTGCAAAGCCGATATAACGAGGCAAACTTGCTCTCCAAACTTCCCATTCGTGTTTTACTTCCTCATCCGTCAGTCCAACCCACTCGCGCTTAGTTGCCTGCTTGTGATGTGCGACCCCTGCGTTGTGCCCTGCTTGGTATGTCTTGCGATCTGCGTCTGTTAAGTCTGGCTCCTGCTGTGCTGCAAGGGCTTGCTCACACTTCGCCATTTCAGCTTGCAAATAAAGCATCAGTTCCGGATAAGTCGCCCCAATTGTTGCCAAGGCAGCAACATCTTCAAGGGCCGTCAATCGTTCTTGTGTCATGTGTTCTTCTCCTTGAGCATTGCGTCTGCCCACAATGCGCCTGCATAAAAAGATGAATTTGAAATCATGCCAGCGTCCATTGCTCTGATTTCATCATCCGTCAGGTCTACCCACGGGCGCTGTGCTGCGGGTGTGTAAAGACGCGACACTAATTGATCTGCCTTTTTATCGCGCTCAATATCCCATTGGCGGCCAATCTCGACTCTATACACTAAACCAAAACTTAGGGCTTCGCAGAAAAGTTTTTTTGCGTTTTGTAGCTCCTGCGCTGGCTGTGCTACTGCGGGTGGGGTGGTGTAGACAGTTTCCCAACGCCCAATTTCCGGCGTTTCTTTCCGAAAAACCGGGTGGTCTCCGATAGACACATACCCATAAGGCTCCTGCTGTGCTGCAAGGGCTTGCTCACAAACGGTGATGGCTTTTTTATTTCTATCCCACTTTTCCAAGGAATCGTCATTTGTTCTGGCGTCAATCAGCGCCTCCAGCGCCAGCTTCAATGCTTCGTCTTTAGTCATGGCTTACTCCTTAATTCCGTGGGCGGCTTCAACTTCAAATGAAAAAGACCAAGCAAACAGACGCCCATCATCTTTTCTGCTTAACCACTCATTCCAAGCCTTGCTCATAAGTTCTTGGCGCTGCTCATCCGTAAGCGGCTTGCGCTGTGCTGCTTTCATTCGCTCAATGTCGCCCTTGAGTCCGCGAATCACAATCTCATAAGCAGTGGACTCGCAGTGTTTTGCACAAGGCGCTTGGCCTACTGGCTGTGCTGCGGGTGGGGTGGTGTAAACGTTACGCACAGGTATTCCAGCAGCTTCTGTGTTTGCTCTGTGGTTGCTTGTTTCCATGCCGTTGTGCCACGTACCATCTTGATAAAACTGCCAACCGCAAGGCTCCTGCTGTGCTGTTTGATGCACAAGGTACATCCCGTCCTCGTCCAGCGTCGCTGCCTTTTTGCTTTGATATCCAGTCATGTTGTTCCCCTTGCTCTGATAGCTGCGGCAAAATGCAGTCGTGATGGTTGACGGACATGGCTTTCACACAACTTTGCACACGCCTCACGCTCATCAGCACGGGTTGCTGCCTCTAATAACTCGGCAAACTTTTTGTTGTACAGGTCTTGATAATCCAAGCCAATTTCCCAGTCTCCTGCTGCATTCTTTGCGGCGTATTGTTCAGCTTCCTGTTGTGCTAATTCAATGATGTTCATGATTTCCCCACTACATATCCAATTAAATAAAATATTACCGCCACTACCATCGGGTGTTTGAGAAAACGCCCCGTAAACCACCAGTCAATAAATTTGTTCATCATTTTCCCCCTGCTTTTTTAAAAACTCTTTCCATTGAATCCCCGTAGCTCATGCCAAGTGCTTTGTCTATCAAGGCCAATGACTCGTCAATGATTGTTCCAAACACACCCTCATGCACTTTCCTGAGAATCCGCAGTGTTTCCTTGGCATCTACCAGCGCCTCGATATCCGCGCTGTTTACTTCGTACAACAAATCAATGTCTTTTTGAATTGGGTCAATGAACGGTTTATTAGGCTTCAAGGGCTGTATCCGATCAAACATCTTTTTACCCAAGTCGTAAAACTCTTTGTCCTTGCCGGTGCTGTTATCTTTAGCCATCACTTCCCCCAAAATAAAAAAGCCAGTAGCGTTACTGCTGCGGTAACAGCGATTACAAGGATAAGCGCCTTAAAGGTATCCGCAACGTCATCGTATGGGTCAGCAACTTTCCCCCAGCCGCCGCTCATGTAAGCATCATCGGTTTCTTTCATACGTTGTTTTCTCACAGGGCAGTCCTTGCCTTGGGTGCAAGTTCCTATGTCGTTACAGCAGTTCATTTGTTGCTCCTTAATTTGTCTTCAAACAAACGCAATACCATTTCCCGAAACAGCAATCTATCTTGGCTTTGTTTGTATGCGTTAAACAGGTGGCTATCTTCCATGTCCTTGATGGCAATCCGACGCCCGTCCTTTGTTGTCCACACCTCTGTGCGGAAGTTGGCCCGTGCCTCTCGCTCTTCCCAAGCACGTTCTGCAAGGGCAATATCGCCAGCCATTTCGTCGTAATACTCGCTCATTTGGCACGCTCCTTGAGCATTGCGTCTGCCAGTTCATAAGACAGTTTTGCCACACGTTCAAAACCACCGGCTTCTACACGTTGGTAAATTTCTGAAAGAGCCATCCCCGCAAAGTGGTCACGCAGGGTCATGTCCCTTGCAAAGCCGCCTGTTTTGATGTGCCAATCGGTGTAGTTTTTTGCGGTTTCTCGTGTGTCTTTCATTTGTATTCCTCCAGTCGTGCGTTAAGGCGGGTGATTCGGGTTACGTTGTAGTCCACGATGCTTTGTGCGTATTCCACCGCAGTTTCTGCGCTTAGTTTCTCAAGGTGCGCTTCCGCCAGTTCGGCAGCAATCATTTCCAAGGGGCTAGGTTTCTTAAAGGGCGCCTTCATCAACTCCATGAATCGTATCTTTCTCATTTCTTTGCTCCTTTTGTGCGTGCGTAGTAGGCTCTTGCGTAGGCGTTCTTCCTCTCACGAGCAGCCTCGCTAAGTTTGTTTTTTGCACGCCATTCTCGGTAGTAAAGACGTTTCTTTTCCTTCTCTTCTTCCGCCTTAGATGAGGAATATTTAATACGCATTTGGCTGTGCAGCATACTTAGCGCTTGATGTAGGTCTATGGTTACCTTCTCTAGTTCAGCTACTCTCTTAAAAATGTTCCATGTCATCTCTGTTCTCCAGTGGTGTAGGAGCGCTCATTGTACATAGGACGGTAAACGTTACAACAGGTATAAATAAAATAATTTCTATCGCCGTGGAAAGTTGATAGGAAAAAACTATTAGATTTCTAGCCGTTATCGCCAGTCCGTGTTATCCCAGTTTCCCTTCCCGTGATTGCACTCGTGGCACAAGATTTGAAGGTTGTTTACGTCTAAAGCTAGGCTGGGGAAAAGTTTTCTTGGTTTGATGTGGTCAACATTCATAACTGCGCCGTCTTTGGGCGTAGCCCCGCAGCATTGGCATCTTGGCCCGTATTTTTTAAGAGCCATCATACGAACCTTACGCCACTCAAATGTAGACAAGAAAGCATTAGTGGCTACATCAATTCCAATTGCTGTGACCGGCTTCCTTGGAGTTTTTGGCTTTGCAGACTGCACCTTGCAGCTTTTTATTTTCTCAGTTATGTTTTTGCCAACGATGTGGTCTAAATTTAACCTCACCCACTGCCTGCTGGCTATGTTCATAGGCATAGGCATACCATCTACCTCAAGAGCCATACATACAAGATCATCTAACTTAAAGCCTGTCTTTGATCCATATCCAAGCCTGCTCTTACAGTACCTAGTGAGATATGAAGATTTTACTGATTTGCCGTTTAGTTTCATTTGAGTCAGAGAGAGTAAGTGAGCTTCTTCAGGCAAGCCTATGCCTAGGGGAGAGCAAGCCCTCCACCTATAGCATTACCTGAGTCGTCGGTCGTTTGATCGCCACATTCAGGGGGTGCATAAAGTTGTTCGCAGCACCCTATCTCCCAACGTTATCCGCTCAACATGCGGCGTTCCCTAACCACACCGTCGGGAGGCAACTTTACCCTCGCCACCGTGTACCGTCTCAATGAAGAACAGGATTGGTATAGCTACTCTACAGTCACTCTATCCCTATGCGCCCGGCGGGGGATGCTTCTGTCCGGGGTACGACGCAAGCCAGAACTGTTGTAACCCTGCTCGCCCGGTACTACCCTTTCCCTGCCGCCATGATGCTTTACAGATACTCAGTTCCTGCCGCTTGTATGAGGTCATTCCCGATAGACTCTTGCGCCGGAAGCCGTAGGAAACAGAAAAGCCGTTTGCAACTGAGTTTCTGGTAGTGACCTTACCTAATTATTCCAACGGAATTAGGGAAGGCAGAAACTCATGTGCAAACGGCCTAAACTTGTTACTCACTACAGCAACAGGTCTACTATACACTAGTTTTTTAAACAGTGCAAAAAAATCCCCCGACCAGCGAGGGATAAGGTCTTCACAGACCAAGGAGAAGAGTAAATTGTATCCGCTAACGGCAATGCTTCAATATATCTACCGCTTCCTCGGCGCTTTCTACGATAGCCAGCATTCCACCTGTCCACTCAAAAAAGAACTTTTCCTCTGCCGGGGTAAGCTTGCGAGCGGACGGCGGCTTGTTCCCGTCCTTCACTTCTAGCAACAGGGTGTACTTAGTAAGACTATTAGGATTGGTGTACCCCACCAGTAGGTCAGGTAGCCCATCGCCTTGGGTAACCACTCGGACTGTAGCCCCGTAAGCCCGCAGTGCAGCGACTATTTCCCCTTGGTTTTCATCCACTCGCCGTGCATATTTAGACATTTCAATCACCTTCCTATTGTCGATAGAAAAAATCAATGAACAGTTATAACACAAAGGCATCCAACAGGCAACTTGTGTGGTACATTCTAGCTTCTCTCAACACACAGGAGTAACAGTGAAACTAACCAACAAGTACGGCTTACCACAGACATTTGTTAACGTGATGGAGCGGCCCACCTACACCAAGGGGAACGCAAACATCTCTTGTACAGAGCTATTGAATAGCCCTCGGATTGTCCAGCTAAAGCGCAAGCATTGGGACAGCATAGAGCAAGACGTAAGTGAAATGGTATGGGCCTTGTTTGGTTCTGCCGTACACAACATCTTAGAGCATGGCAAGGATGAACACCACCTAGTCGAGCAGCGGCTTTATGCGGAAACCGATGGATGGAAGATTAGCGGGGCCATTGACTTACAGGAAGTAGAAGAAGACGGCATCATCATCAGCGACTACAAAGTTACGGGCGCATGGTCTGTAATGAACGAGAAGGATGATTGGCACAACCAGCTAAACGTGTACGCATGGCTAGTTGAGAAGGTAAAGAAAGAGCCAGTCAAGAAGCTACAGATTATTGCAATCATCCGTGACTGGGCGGCAAGGGATGCTGAGAAGGAAGGCTATCCGTCCGCACCAGTGGCTACGATAGACATTCCCCTATGGCCTATGGAGAAGCGCCAACAGTACGTAGAGGATCGTATCCGTATGCACAGCGAAGCATACTTTGAATCAGAAACAGAGGGTGACATTCCCCCATGTACACCACAAGAAATGTGGGAAAAAACCACTATGTACGCCGTCAAAAAAGAGGGCGGCGTAAGAGCCAAGAGCGTTCACAAGACGAAGGAGGATGCTGAAGCAGCGTTACCTGAGAAGGGTCACTTCATTGAGATCCGAGAAGGGGAGCGCACCCGTTGCGAGAAGTATTGCCAAGTCAATACCTTTTGCAGTCAACACCAAAACTACCTGAAAGAAAAAAATGGTACATAAGAAACTGATGCAAGCGCGGATACGGTTGCAAGGTACAAAGCTAGAGAAGAGCGGGCTGAATAAGTTTGCAAATTACAAGTATTTTGAATTGGGTGACTTCTTGCCTGAGATTCAGAACATCTTTAACGATCTTGGCTTGTGTGGTGTTGTGTCCTATGACGCAAGCTACGCTACCCTTACCATCACCGACACCGATGACGGCACAGTGATTGTTATCTCTAGCCCGATGGCTGCGGCAGAATTGAAGGGCGCACACCCCATTCAAAACTTGGGCGCGGTAGAGACTTACCAGCGTCGATACCTATGGATGACTGCCCTTGAGATCGTGGAGCATGATGTTATTGATTCTTCCGATAAGAAGGATGAGCCAAAGGCCAAAGCAGAACCCAAAGCAGAACCCAAGATGCCTCCTAAAGTTATGGGTGGCGGTGGTGAGTGGTCTATCAAAGTGACCTCTGGAGCGGACGCTGATAGTTGGCTACAGGTGGTAGGTCAATCAGTAGACCTGATGCTGTCTGCGGTGCAAAGCTTAGAAGATGTAATGTCTATCTATAGCAACAACAAATCCATCATGGATGAGTTGAAGAAACTTGATGATGCCAAGTACAAAGAAGTGATGACTAAATTCACGGCAGCAAAACTTAAATTTAAAAAGGAACAATGATGGCACAGTACCCCAATAGCGGAAAGCTTTCCCCCAACAAGTACAAAGAGTCGGGCGACAAGAAGCCGGATAAGACTGGCGAGTTGGTAATGGAGCGCTCTGTTCTGAAAAAATTGTTGGAAGAAACAGACGAGGACGACATCACAATCAAGCTAAGTTGCTGGGATATGAGCGGAAGCTACGGCCCGTGGTTCCGTTTGGCTTGGAACAACTATAAGCCAAAGGAAAATCCTCAACCAGTAAGGCAGCAACCTAAACCCGCGCCGATTGACGATTCTGAAATTCCTTTTTGACCATGCAAACCAGTCAATTTGAAGGCGTTAAGGTAGCCATCAAGCAAGACCGGACGGGGTATGTACTTACCTTGTCCGTACATCCTGATGAAATTCCTTCTGAGATTTTGCGGGACTTTGTAGGAGCGCGTTATCAGGTGGTCATGGTTCGGCTGGGCGAGGATGAGCGCCCAGTGAATCGGGACAACTTCATAGATGTAGTCAAGATAGCTGCTATCGTTTCCAAAGATTACGAGTTTCACAGGTGGTTAGAGGAGACGGCAGAAATATTCAATGCGTCTGAAGATGAAGCTTTAAGCTGGCTGTATGCCAAGTGCGGCATTAAATCAAGGTCGGAACTTAGGGTCAACGGCGAAGCTGCCAAGATTTTTTTATCAATCAACGAGGAATTTAAAAAATGGAAAAACGCTTAGTACCCTACTCGGTACACCTACCAATAGAAATCTATACGAAACTCAAGGCCGCAGCGGGCAATAGGAAAGCATCGGGACTGGTTCGTGATGCCATCACTATGATTATTGAGGGTGATGATATGTTCAATTCGGGATACAACAAAGCTATCCGCGATGCTATTGGCGTCATTTCCAAAGATGGGAATGCAGGAAACATTTCGGTTGGTGGCTTCACCATCAAAGACCTTCTAATCGAACAATTAGATATGATGATTGTTGTTATTCCAAGGGCGCGTAATGGTAAAGAAAAAGTCTGAGGGGCTTCTTGCTTTAGTGGAAGACCAAAAGCTTTCACTAGAGGAGATTACTTTACTGGACTTCTTTGCAATACTTACGTCTATAGGCAGAACGTCTACGCCGGAAGTGGTTGCTAAAGAGTCTTACGATATAGCTGAAGCATTCTTAGAAGAAAGGAAAACAAGATGAGCGATTACAAAGACGGCTTTGATGACGGATATCAGTTTGTGCTGGATGAAATTGCAAAATGGATTGAGCGGCGCGACTTTGAGCCAAGGGTATGGAAGCCCGTACAAGAAGCTTTAGAACACCTCAGAGAGATCCAATGAGTTACGCCAAGGTTCCGGCAAAGCGCAACCCTGCTTTGTTGGCTATGGCTAAAGGAAAGCACTGCCTACTTGTGGTTACTCCATTCTGTCGCGGGATAGAGGGAAGTACCACAGTAGCGGCGCATTCCAATAGCGCAGCGCACGGCAAAGGGAAGTCATTAAAAGCAGACGATACCTATTCCGTATGGGCTTGTGTCGTATGCCACACTTGGCTAGATCAGGGTGATGCATCACGGGAAGAACGGGAGCAAGCATTCCTAGTCGGTCATCAGCGGCAACTCAAAGCATGGAAAGACATAGCGGAAAACATCATGGCAAAACCCAAAGAAGTAGAAGCTGCTCGATGGGCATTAAAGCAGTTCTAGTGGTAACGTTACCACGTGGAATGTTTTTAATTTTGATAAGTGCCCAAGTCAGCGGGCCTGTATGCTGACAGAGGAAGATCATGGGTTTAAATTTAAGACAGTATCAGCTAGATACATTGGAAGCTTTACGCAAAGGCTTTGCAAGCGGGGCGCGTAGTCAGATTCTTTATGCTCCTACGGGTGCGGGTAAGACAGAAATGGCTATTGCTTTGCTGGAGGCTACAAAAGAAAAGGGCAACAAGGCGGCTATGGTTTTGGACAGAATCATTCTGTGTGACCAAACCAGTCAGCGGCTAGATAGATACGGCATAGACCACGGCGTCCTACAAGCGGGCCATTGGCGCTATCGGCCCTATGAAAAGATACAGATTTGTTCTGCTCAAACCTTAGAGAAGCGGGGTTCATTTCCTGATCTTAACCTTCTGATTGTCGATGAGGCGCACACCACGCGCAGTAAGACGATGGAGTTCATTAAGAACAATCCACATATCAGGGTGATAGGGCTTACTGCTACGCCATTTACCAAGGGCATGGGTAAATCCTATGAAAATGTGGTGTCTACTGTTACCACAAAAGAATTGGTTGCAGACAAGATACTTGTTCCACTGCGTGTGTTCATAGCAAAAGAAATTGATATGGAGGGCGCAAAGAAAGTGGCGGGCGAGTGGAGCCAGCAGGAAGCAACAACGCGGGGCATGAAGATCACGGGCGATATTGTTGCTGAGTGGATAAAAAAAACCCATGAGATATTTGGTCGGCCTCGCAAGACCATTGTGTTCTGTTCGGGGGTAGATCATGGGACAGACTTAGCCCGCAAGTTCTCGGAGCAAGGGTATAACTTTGTCAGCATTAGCTACAAGGATGATGACCAGTTCAAGAAAGATGCCATTGAAGATTTTGCCAAGCCGGATACAGAAATCCACGGGCTAATCGCTACTGACATTCTTACCAAGGGCTTTGATGTGCCGGACGTAATGATCGGTGTATCAGCTAGGCCGTTCAGTAAATCTCTATCTAGTCATGTGCAGCAAATGGGTCGGGTGATGCGCGGCTATCCCGATAAAGAATACGCTGTGTGGCTCGATCATTCGGGGAACTACATCCGTTTCAAAGATACATGGGAGGAAGTCTTTGAGAGTGGCGTAGAGGAATTGGATGATGGTAAAGAGAAAACTCGCAAAGAGAAAACAGAAAAAGAAAAGGAGCAAATGAAGTGTCCCAAGTGCCAAGCACTATGGAGTTTCAATAGCGATGTTTGTTATAACTGCGGCTTTGTAAAAGAGAAGTTAAACAAGGTCGTTGCCGTTGCTGGAGAGATGCACGAGTTAGCGGGATCCATGAACATGGACGACAAACAAAAGTTTTGGTCGATGTGTCAGCACAAAGTGTTCTATGGTGGGTGGTCGTCTGGTAGGGCGGCACATACCTATAAAGATAAGTTCGGCGTATGGCCTCGCAGCCTGAAAGACGTAGCAACAACGCCGGATGTAGGGTTTGAGAAGTTTGTAAAGTCACGTTTGATTGCCTATTTAAAAGGCAGAACACCAACAAAGAGGATGTAATGGATTTAATTAATTATTGCAAGGCACATGGGATTCTTGTGAATACCCTGCCCCCGCTAGGCGTATGGCGGCGTTACCCGACAGAAGATCATCCAACTAAAAAGAACGGGGCGGTCAAGTTCATGGGTGATATTGCCTTTGTTCAGAACCATGCTACTGATTCTGAAGTGTCTATATGGAAGTCTGATGGGGCAGACAAGATAGACAGGGCAAAGTTCCTGAAAATTCTTAGGGATAGTGAAACCCAGATAGAACAGAAGCAAAGGGAGGCGGCTGCAAGGGCGGCATGGATACTTCACCAATGCCATACCGAACGGCACAAGTACCTTGCATCCAAAGGATTCCCCGAAGAGCAGGGCAATGTATGGCGTAAAGACGGGAACCCTATTTTTGTAGTTCCAATGCGTATTGATGGCAAGCTATTTGGTTGTCAGTTGATAGACGAGGACGGGAAAAAGAAATTCCTGAGCGGGCAAAAGACTTCACACTCAACCTTTGTAATTGATAACAAGGGAACCAATGTATTGTGTGAGGGGTTTGCCACGGCTCTATCTGTACAGGCGGCTATGAAAAGCTTGCGTCGGCGGTACACAATCCATGTATGCTTTAGTGCTGGCAACATGGCAAAGATAGCGAGAGACTTAGAGGCGGGGGTTGTCGTTGCAGATAACGATGCAAGCGGGACAGGGGAGAAAACGGCTAAAGATATTGGGTGGCCTTACTGGATGAGTAAGACAGTAGGCAATGATGCTAATGACGATCACAAAGAAATGGGATTGTTTAAGTTTTCCCAAAGCCTACTAAAAGCGTTTAGCCACTAAATAGTTGTCCTATCATGAGGCCAAGTACCAATCCGGCAAAGAACATGGCAGCTAAATCCAATGCCTTGTCTTTGTCCGGCGGTAGTCGGTAATGGTCATTTGGGAATGCTTCGCGCATGGTGCGGGGATAGGTTTTGGTAGTTGGGTTTACATGGGTGTTCATCTTGGTTTCCTCATTAGTCCTTCTATCAATCCTGTTTCGCTGGTTGCTTTTTCAATTAAACGCATAGCGTCTTGTATCTCAGGCGGTTGGTTTTTTATGGGCATAACCATGTCAGTCCCTTCATAGCGGTTGCTATACCATCCTACAAAGCGGCGCAGTAGTTCTATCATTTCTGGGGCGCAGATCATCATGCGGGCGTAGGCCATCGAGTCTTCTGGAGTTATGGTTGCGCGAGCCGGAAAGTTGGCAATAGTGGTGCTATTGACTCCCGGGCGTTTAGTGGTGATGCTAATAGGGTTAGTTTTCCATGTGTCATGCTTGACCAGTCTCCATATTTCGGGATTCATCATGGGTTAATCTCCGTATAGGTTTTGGTAGTGTCATTCACGTTCGGCCCTTTCGATTAGGTCTGTAATTTCTATACGCAAAGCTTTAATGTACCCCTGTCTATAGTGTGGGTCATCCTCTGCATCTTCGATAACTGGCAGGGCTCGGTACAGTCCCTCCAGCATAT